CCGGTGTGGATAACCTCGGGGTTTCGGGACAGGCTCTTGGCCTGCGTATCCGCTTTGAGGACATGGATGCCCAGGCTTTCCGGCGGGGTCTCCTTGGGCCAGGCGGTATCCTGCGTGTATAGCTCGCCCTGAAAATCAAACACTACGTCCCGGTGGTGCAACCACCATCTTGAATCGGTGGCCCAGAGAAAATCTGCCTCGGGCAGAATCCGAAAGCAATCGTTAACAACAATCGTCTGGTCACAGATCCGCTTTAGCTTTTCGGCGTCTTGGCGCGTGAGGCTCGGGCCGGACGCGATAACGCCGACTGTTTTTTTTTCGCCTTATTTTCCGGTGGCGGCATTACCTTGGTTTCGTATTCGGAAATGCAATCGGATTCGTTCAGGGCGGCGGCCTGTTCCGGGGTCAATTCCACAATCTGACCGGGTTCAGCAACCTTACCAAACGCAATAAACGGCTGAGTGACTCGATATTTCATAATCTCTCCCAAAGAAGAGCCGACCCGAAGGCCGGCTCAACGTGGTGCTTCACTTGCAGGAGTGCTTACAAGCTTCCGGTGATGAAGGCTTCAGTCCTGAAGATGGCCAGTGCCAGTCTTTCCTCGGCGAGTACCGTGATCATGTTCTTCACGAAATCGGTGCCGTTAGAGGTAGACATTTCAACGCTGGCTTGCTGACGGTCAAAGATCATCGCGCCGTTGGTATCGCCCAGCAGGAACTTCCCGGCTGTTTGAGAGTTGGTCACGATAGGGGTCAAGCCCCAGAGCGGAGTTGCGGACCAGGACATGTTCGGATCACCGTACACGTAACGGTCATCAGAAGTCCCGACCTTGCGGCGCTGGATGCTATCCCAATCAATCGGATTCAATACGATGAAATTGGGCGAATACTCAGCCACCTGGGCCTGGGTCAAAGCGTCGCGGATGATGTCGATCTCATTGGTCAACTGCGGGCTTTCGGGTACATAGGCCGTCGCGCCAGTTTGCAGACCGGTGATTTCCCCACCCGTGCCGAGACCGAGAAGAATCTGAGTTTCTTCTTTCAGCTTGAGACCGTAGACCAGCCGCCCATTGATGTAGCTCATGAGCATGGGGCTGTCTGCGACGACCTGCTTGGAAAGCGGAATCCAGTGGGCCAGGGTCACTACAGGAACAGTCGCCAGCGTAAAGGTATCGGCGCTTTCGGGCTTGGTGACGTTTTCAATCGCCGCCAATGGCGAAGCGGTGTCCCTTTGCGGGCCAGCGTTATTCGTGAAGGTATTCTCACGAGTGAACTCGACCAGATTACTGGTGGTCGGGCTAACCGGCAAGAGATCGCGCAGGGTCAGGCGGCGGTTTGGGGTGGTGTAAATCCCCATCTGCCGGTCACCCTGTACCAGAGGCTGGACGCTGGAAGCCGGGAAGGTGTTGATGATCGCGCTTTTCAGTTCCATCCGGGCCACGTTGCTGCGGCCTGCGGCGTAATCGGCATAGGCTTGCGACTTGGTAAACTGCGCGCCAATGCTTTCCGGGCCGGGCTGCGGCTCGGCTTCGCCACGCTGCTCCAGTGCGACCAGGCGGTCATTCGCTTCCGCGATCCGCTCCATGGCTTTGGTCAGCGCCGATTTCGATTCAGCGGATGCGGATTTTGCATCTGCCAGCTCCGCCTGCATCTTGGTGACTACTTCGTCGTGTTGGGTGTTGGCTTTGGTGATCGCGGCTTCAAGGTCGGCCCGCTCCAAAACCACTTGAGTTGATTCTGTCATGTGATTTACTTCCTTTTCCTAGTTAAAGAATCCAACCATTCAAGGTTAGCGCGGTATGCCTCCTTTCGTTCCAACTCCGCGTCAGCTTCGCGCTGATACAACGGACGGCACTGGCTGATAAAGGCTTTAGCCATTGAGATCGGAAGCCCTGCATCCCGCAGGAAACGTTCCGCATCTCGTATTGATTCGATACTTGCAATTTCATCGGACATCTTGACCTGCGTTACTCGCGCAGCGTCATCAGCCGGAAAGCCCACGATGGAGACCTCAACGAGATCCACCTTGGTAATTCTCCGCCCGCCGTTTTCCAGTTCCTCGACGCCATCTTTCATAGTGCGAAAGCCGATGGAGAGTCCATCCACCGCGCCATGCCTACAGCTGGCATACACATCATCGGCCAGGGAATGGTTCGGCGTAAATTGTCCTTTCACATATAGCCCCACTTCATCCTCCTCCATTTCCAGCCACTTGCCGACCACGTTGGCCGAGCTGTGGCCGTAGAGCATCAGCGGCCTGCGGGTCATCTTTTCCAGCGTTTCCGAAAATGCGCCGGCAATGATGGTATCGCCGAAGCTGTCAATGCCGCCAAAGACGGATGCATAGCCGGAAAAGATCCGGTCATCCTCGGCAGAGGCGACCCCGACCGGGTTGAATTTAAGATTGCAGTTCGGGAGCGGGTTCTGATGGCGATTCAGCATAGTCTTTTCCTTGATTTACCTGCGGCAAATCTTCCAAATTGGTCATGTTGACCTGTACGGTCAACTCATCGGCGCCTTCCATCGGCGGCAGGTTCTCTTTCATGCGGCCTTCATTGCGCGTCATCAGGCCGTTTTGCACCATTTTTGAAAGAAATTCAGCGCGGCCAGCGCTATCGGTGCGCAGCAATCCCTCGACTTTATGCTCGACAAAGACGGTTTGGCGCTCGTTTCCGCGCAATAAACTGGCAGGGATCTTGTCTTCCCACTCTTCCAGGTACGGTTTCAGCGTGAAGGTAAGGAAACTAAGCACCTGCTGTTCATAACTGGCCGGCCAGGCCGAGGTGGCGCCGGAGTTGCCGTCGATCATGACCGCAGGGACGCCAAAGAAACGCGCTAATTCCGGTACCTGCCACTGTCTCGACTCCAAAAGTTGGAGATCGTCAGGCGGCAATCCCACGCCCTTGTATTTCATGCCGCCGGGAATGATCACCAGCCCGCCATCGCTCTTGTATTCGCTGGTCACCTGGCCATCGCCGTACATTTCGCGCAATTGTTTCTTCTGGGCGTCGGTCGGGAAGGTGTCCATCTCTAAAACGGCGCTGGCGTTGCCGTTAACCGATCTCGCGGCCCGGCGCTCGGCGGAAACGCTCAGGCCCAGAGCCTGGCGGGCATAACCCAGCGCGGATAGCCCCATGATGCCGTCGCCGAAGCCTTTTAAATGCAAAATGTCCTTTTGTGCGTACTCTTTCACGCCGTCATCGGTGCTGTAGCGGTAGACCAGGCCGTCGGTACTGCGCTTGACCTGCATGAATTCCGACTTGAGCGGCATCAAAGAGACCGGCCGGGCGCCGATCCACTTGATTTTCGCATAGGCATTACCCCATAAAACGCGGGATGTAAACATGCTTTGCCGGAATTCCTTGCCGGTCATCAGGTTATTCGGCTGGTATTTCAGCAGTTGGCAGAGATAATGCCCCTCATCCAGCGGTTCCCGGCCATCCGGGGTGCGGGTGTAAAAGCCCAAAGGCAGTGTAGAGCCGGTTTGCACCAGCAAACGGACACAGGCAAAGACGGTAGAAACCATCATGGCCCGCTCGTCAGTCACCAGCACATCAGCGTCCGATCTGTTGGTCGTCGGGCCGCTGTACTGCGTGCCCTTGTCGGGGTTGGTCAGGGCGCCGCCCCAGTTAAAGATATTCCACCAACTCATGACATCGCTACCGGGTCAGACAGCCATTCTTCAAGTGATCCGCGATCTTCGGTCATCAGATACCTTCCCATCGCCATGATCAATGCGACCACGCCGTCAATTTTGGATTTATCATCGCTCTTCCGTTCCTTGGTAGGATAGATGTTTTCTTTGGCGTCCATTTTCGTCACCACGTTGCCCATCATCCAGTCCATGACCGGGTTGTTGTGGAACAGTCGCCCGTCCAATACCAGCGCCTCGACCTCTTTCATCGGGTCACTCATGGTTCTGACCTGGTGCGGAAACTCGACTACCGGCATGCCCTCGGCCATCATGCGCTGCATCAGGTACTGCGCCTGCCACGGATCGAAAGCGATTTCCTGTATTTCCAGCGTACCGGCCAGCTCGCGCAGGCGATCCTCGATGAATCCGTAGTCGGTCGCGCTGCCGGGCGTGAACGTAATGTGTTCAGCCAGGTTGCGGTACTTGGTATTCTCTTCGTGCGCCGCCTCGGGGGCAAAAAAGTCGTAGAACGTCACGAAGCTGTTGCCATCAGGAATCAGAATCGAGATGGCCGCTAAATCTTTCTTACTCGCCAGATCCACCCCGACCCATGCCTTGCAGCCGGCGTACTCTTCCAGCTTCATGGCCTTTTTCTGCCGCTGCCAGGCCAGCATATTCATCCAGGCAACCGAGGACCCGACCCATTGATCCAGGTGTTTGGTGCGAAATGCATTCTGCAACGAAGCAGAGCGCCGCGCTTTTAACCGCTGGTTTTCCAGAAACTCCCGCGATACCGAGATATCGAGGTTCGGGTTGGCCTTGATCAGCGCCTCATCCGAGTCCCAGGCATCCGATTCATCCGCGCAAAAGATGATGGCGAACAGTGTTTCATCAACAATCGAGCCTTCCAGTACCCGGATCGCGTCGGCCCGCTTCTCGTAGCAGGGGCCGGATAAGTCTGTCCCCGCCGTGGTGATGATACTGGCTAAAGGCTGTTGCCGTGATCCCATTCCGGTGATCATGGTTTCGTACTGGTTGGCGTCAACGTGTTCGTGAAACTCATCGCAGATATAAAAGTGCGGTGAGGCGCCATCCCCCGGCTTGCCGATCATCGGCTCAAACCGTGAGCCGTTGGACATGATCACCATGGTCTTGGCGTTGACCTCGATGTCCAGTTCCTGCCGCACGTCATCGGTGCGCTTCATCATCTGGTGCGCCGGGCGGAACACCTCCCAGGCTTGGCGCTCGGTGCCGGCGCCGGAATAGACTTCTGCGCCGTATTCGCCATCCGCCGCGAACATGTAAATGCCGCGAGCGGCCAGCCTTACACTTTTGCCATTTTTCCGGGCTACCTCTTCGTAGCTTTCACGAAAACGGCGCTTCTGCGTATCCTTGCTTAACCAGCCGAACAGGTTACATTCGATGAAACACTGCCACGGCTCATAGGTTAGATTCTGCCCCCGCGAGGCCCACTGGCCTTTTGTATGCGGTAGCAGTTGCTGGAATTCTACGACCCGGTTGGCTTCTTCATGATTGAAGTAATATTCCCAATCACGCTTGTAATCATCCAGAAAGCGCCGGCAAGCCAGGACCACATAATGACCTGCAAGTATCTTGCCGTTGCATACCTGTGTTGCGTATTCGATGGCCAGCGCACTGGGAGTCATGCCTTCCGCGCAAGACCACTGACCCGGCTGGCCTTTTCCTTTCGCGCCACGATAACCCGGCTGCGTTCCGTCGGGGTCATGCCCATACGCACCAGCATATTCGCGGCCTTCTGGCCGTCGCCGCCTTCGTACCAGGCTTTGGCCAGCGCCTGCGCGCACAGCGCAACATAGGCGGAATCCATTTTAGTCAGCACGCCCGGAACGGCGGTTTCCATCAGGAAATCCCAGCAGGTTTGTTCATTTTTATTCAGCGGGTGCGGTGGCAGCATCGCGGCCTCGTCGCATTGCGGTTCTGCGTCCCGAGTCCGGTCTGGATTGTGTTTAAATGCCCCTACCAGTTCCAGCTGGGCAGTCGGTTTTCTGGGTCTGGCCATAGGGTTCTCAATTTTGTGGAAAAATAAGCCTCTCGGGGCGGCGG